GTTATCACAGTTCACTAACCAGTTTTGGGTAAAGCTTGGTTCTCCGGTTTTCGGTGTCCGTGGGTATTCCACACCTATTCTATCAAACACTTGCGCTACAGATCTTGCAGCCCATATGTCAGGTTTCATTGTTGTCTCATCTTTTATTTTTTTTAAGACTTGATATTCTTTTTCTTTAAATTCTTTTTTTAAACTCACAGCTTTTTCTTCATCAACTCTTATACCTTTACGTCTAGTTTCAATTAATATAGGCAGCAGCTCCATCTCCATTTCCCACACATCATTTATACTTTGCTTTGATATCTCTGTTTTAAAACGCTGCCATAATTTTAGGGTAAGTGCAGCATCTTGTTCAGCATAGAAGCCAACGTAACCTGCAGGTAACTTCCAAAGGTCAGCTTTAGGATCAATACCCCACTCCTTTGCTTTTTCATTTAAGAATGTTTCATTTTTTATTTCACCCAAATAATCTTTCGCACATGCGTTTAAACTAAAACTAAATCTATTTTCATTTATAAGTGCAGCAGCAATCATTGTATCTATAATAGGACCATTAATTTCAAAACCATTTACAAGCAGCCAACCCACATCATAACTTGCATTGTGAAATACTTTAGTTGCTGGTGTTTTTAAAACTTCTTGCATCCAGGCCGTTGTAATTGCAGAGTCCATGTTACCACCTGCATCATGATGAATTGGAAAGTACCACTGCTGGTCAAAAGCAGCTACAGCGAATCCTACAATATGGCCATCGAAGGTTGCCCAACCTGCGCCTTTTGTTTTTATGTTTGGATCTTTAGTCTCCAGGTCAATTGCTATTTCTTTTGCGTGTCTAAGGTCAGGATAGTCACTCGGACATACCCAATCGGAGTCGTTGTAAATAAAATTTAGCTGATGAGTCATTTCTTTTTAGCATCTTTTAGTTTTTTTATTTCTAAATCACAATAGTGTTTTATTTTTTCTAGATCTTCTATTCCATTTTTATATTTATACCTGCAAACGTATTTTATAACGTTGCCTTGAAAAAATGTTAAATCATTTTTTGCAATAAATTCGTATGGTTGAATGGTAAAAAATTTATAGTGAGATCCTCCAATCTGCTTGTCCTGAGGAAAGACCTCATCAAACATATCTTTGTTTGTCATAATTTAAACTCCTGTAATATTTTTAACTTCTCCTCAGCATTAGCAATTTTTTCAACCAATTTGTCAGCCTCGTCTACATGCTGCGGATGTTCGCCTATTGCTACAGGCTTTTCTAAATAAATTTTAAGTGTAGCGTCAGCCTCTGATATTTGTGCGTTGTATCTATCCTCAAGCGCACTAAGGATTATCCTTCTAAACATAGTTTGCCTCGTATAGTTTAAAATACTTTCCTAACGGAAAGTTGTATTGATGGTTTGTACCTAGCAGATGTAAATTTTGTTTACATCGAGTTACACCAGTATACCAGACTCGAAGCTCTTTTACTTTTTCTGCTAAATTCTTTTTTTCATAGTGTGATGGAAAGTTACATTTACTGGCTAACACCACATTGTCAGCTTCACCACCTTTAACCTGGTGTATTGTATCAATAATTATTTTTGGTGGCTGCGTAAGATCCACACCTTCTTTCATTAATTTATTAAAATATTGTTTATCTTTATCTTTAAATTTTCTTTTAAACACTTGATTCCATGGACCTTTTTCATCTCTCATACCACATCTAAGATGTAATTCATCAAAATTAAACACTTGATTTGGGTGTGCAAACGACCATTTTTTACTGTCCTGTGACCGGTATCCGTGGTCTATGTTTAATAAATATTCGTACATGATGCAGGCTTCTTCTCGCGCAATAGCACCACCTTCGCAAATTTTTTCCCACAATTGAATTGCCATAAATTGATTCGGATCAAATGATTTATTATTCTTTTGATCTTGATAGTACAGGCCAAGGTTCTTTGCCTCCTGCTGCAGCTCTCTCTTTACATCATTTATTCTAGCTAACACCATCCAACTACCATCTAAATCCCAAGGCACTTTTTTCAATCCATTCCATCTTTGTATAGATCCATCTTTACCATTAGAATAAAACTCTTTCTCTATTCTATTACTGCCCATTGAATGTAGAATACAGCTAGAAAAAAAATGTATGTTTTTATTTAATCGTACACTCTTTTTTAAAACAAGAGATTTACCAGGAAAAGTTTGAAACAAATTTACATCAGCACCATTCCATTCGTATATCGCCTGGTCATCATCACCTGCAATGTAAACTCTATCAACAGACTCAGCTATTTTTACAATCATGTCCCACTGTAAAGGTGTCAGATCCTGAGCTTCATCGACCATCAAAACCTTAAATGGTATTACCAATCCATCAGTAATGTATCTTTGTACCATATCAGTAAAGTCTAACCTGTCAGGTGTCCGTTGTCCGTTCTCTAGTTCCATTGTTTTAAATTCTTCGTAACCATTGATAATAGATTTAAACTGCTGCAACCTTACAGCTTTTCTAGATTGTTGTTTGTAAAGCCCCACAGGATCTACTTTCATGTTTCTTGCTCTATCGTATATTTGTAAGGACCAATTGTTATAAACCTTTTGATCATCATGACCATCTTTGTAATTAACTTTTACAGTTCCGTATTGAGTATGAAACATCAACATATCAGCTTTTGGATCTAGAACGGGAATTTCAGCAAACTGTTGTCGGGCCAAAGAATGTAATGTTCGAAAATATTTGAAATCATCTTCATCATATTCTTTAAATCTTTTTCTAACTCTTGCAACACATTCATTAACAGCTTTGTTGGTAAATGATACGTAACAGATTTCATCAGGAGAGTAACCTTGCCTAAGATAACGTTGTACACGTTTCAATAAGTTTTCTGTTTTACCTGTGCCTGGAGGACCAAATATTTTAATTGTCTTCCCACGCAGCCTTCGGTTTAGTGAATTTGACATCTTTGTTTTTGTGTTCCTGTTGTTTTGGCAAAGGTACAATCCAGTGTCGGCTTTGTATACCTTTGAACTTTGCTTTTGGTTTTGCACCACCTTGTTCTAAAAATCTTGTGCATTCTTTTTCATTCCAATTATAACCCATCTTTTTCATAAAAGATCTAAACGTTTCTAATTTAAATCTCATCTCATTTTCATCACGCCATATATTACCAGAATCTATTTGATCAAATTCTGTAGTATCTTCAACGTCTTCAAGAAACCTGGACATTCTAGAATTAAATACGTCACTACCTTCTTCTGTTGCATCAAAGCCTTCCATGTCTTGTTTGTTATTAATCAACTCATCTAACCAATCTCGATAAGGATCTGGATCTCTTTTGGTTGGTTTAAGTGGTCGCCACACAATATCGTAATTTAAAAGTTGTTCTCCCAACAACTGCTGTTGGTATAATTGTTTTGTAGATAGTCTTATAGATTTACCTTGAATAGGTAAAATCCAATATGGTTCGGGATACGAGTTTACTTTTATAAGTTTGCCAACTTCAGGTAATGCTTCATTAGCACCAATACCTAATTTTCTTTTTACACACTCACCAGATACACAATGCATTCTAGCAATTGATGTTTTACATTTGTAGGCATACTCTTTGTTTTCAACACCTTTGAAAATGTTTTCTAATTCTTTTGGATGTAATCTCTCTTCACAAACTTTACCCATCATATCTCTTGTCCAATCTTCGTACATGACAGGATCGGGATTAATTTTTTTTGCAAGTACAGCTACATTAAACATAGCATCATTACGACCTTCACCTTTCTTAACTTTATTTTTCATAAAATTAACTACACAAGGTGGATAGTCTTTTGTTTCATCATCTTGAAATATTTTTAACTTTTTAAACTCTGCAGGTTTAAGTTTAAACTTCGATATAAATTTATATAAATCTTTTATGTTTATTGAATTGCACTGATCATCCATTGCAACTCTAGTTGTCATATGTGCTTTTTGGTATGGTAAGTTTACGAAGTTACCTTTTCTTTTTTCATCCCAGTTCTCTGGTGTAAGATCTACTTCATCTTGTGCAGGAAAAATATCTGTAGTGGTATCATTAATACCAAGGTCGGAAGCCAACTCAATTAATTTTTTACGCATCGCAGATGCAGGAACTACACCTTCGATAAATAAAATTAAATGGAGTCCGTTGGATTTTGATCTGAATGGTACGAGTGGGTATTTTCTTTTCCGTATAATCGATATAATTTCCTGATGCTGTATATTATAACGATCAACATCGATGACCCCCCAACTGCATGTATTATCATCTCTGATAGGGACAGATCCATAGTAAGCTTCTCCTTTTAAATGTTGCACCCAATGATCTTTTGTCAT